TGCACCCGTAGCCCAGTTTGATATTGCGCGCCTCAAATTCGGCGGCTAATTCAGAAAGTTCATTGTACTGAAAGGGTGTCCAGCCTTTGCCTGAAACCCAGAGATAAAGTGTTTTCATTGTGTGTGTATTTTTGGTTTAGTTCTCTATTAACTCTTCTACCCTGAACGCCCGGCCACGTCGTGGGCTTCTTAACCTGCGGCACTCGAAATCGGTACTGAACACTTCGACCGAGAACAGACAGAGAAGTATCGCCGCCCCTATTCTCCGGGTCATTTCGGACACGTTCAGGGAGATGCCGAAGTTCACCGTGAAATACCATGTAACAAGCGCCTGCAAGGTTCGTTTGGTCCCTGTCTTGTCGTAGATGCTCTGGAGATGATTCGCTACACATTGGTATATGACGTTCATCCGATCTGCGATCTCGCGGGCCGAGTATCCCAGCACGACGAGATTCATTACCTCACGCTCGCGCTTGCTCAGTATGGCGTCGGTTTTCATTGCTATGCCAGCCCCCAAGGCTCTTTGATCCCGTAGTTGGTAAAGGTTTCTTCGATGCCTTTGCGCTCAAAATCCGTATGCTCCAGATTACCATTCGCCCGATAGCACAAGGCTTGAGGGGTAATATTACCAAGCCCCCGGCGTAAATCCTCCCGAATCATAGTCCCTATTTTGCCCGGCATTTTATCTGCAACGGCGAGACCTTTTGTAAAGGCGTTTTCTTGTATCTTTTCGTCCGTCATCATTGTTTTATTTCTATTTTATTTGGTTATTTCTGCGTTTTTTGTATAACTTTACATTGTTTATACTTCAAACCTATTTTAACTTTGCACTTGCATTAGGTTTGACATTGCAAATATACTAAACTATTTGAGTGCATCACTACAATAGTGAAGTATTTTTTAATAAAATAATTTTATAGCATTCCAAAATATTATAGACAGATTACCTTCATGCCTGATAAACTGATAGATAAGGCCGTAGAATTACTACGAAGCACACAAGACACTCCGTATAAAATCGCCAAAGCGACTGGATTGTCACAAACAATTATCGGCAAATGGAAGAAAGGAGAAGGCAAGCCGAGTAGAGCAAATGCCAGATACATACTCCAATATTTTGGCATACCCAACATAGAAGACCAACCTATCAGCCAAGGAGGCGAAGACGTCACGCTGCCGAAAGCTGAAACAAACAACTTAGATACTATGGAGAGAATGAAATTCTTTGAAGCTCTCGAACGACGAGATCAGGAAGTATCCAGACTGATCACCATCATCGAGAAGATGCAAGGCATCACGCAAGGGGCAGAATCGGCTGCCCAAAAAAAAGAGGCGTAGCGGTATTCTAATTAGCCTTATTCCATCTCCATTAGAGCGAAAGAAATATGACAAAATTAAACCGTCTAAAATAAGCTCCATATAGCGAGCAACACACTTAAAGGAGATTACGGTCTCCTTAAAAAACGGCCGAGGCGTCAGTAGGCCAAAACATAAAAACTTCGGATTATTTCAATAGCACAAATATTTTTTACTCTTTTCTCACCATTTCATTTCGAGATAGGACAAATTCACCACAAAATTAACAGTGCTCAATATTGTTACAGATGATACAAAGTATTTATGATTTTTTCGAATTAGATATTAAGGACATTTTCAAATATTCTCCTCAATTATATACCTGAAATAAGATTTAAACCAATCGAGCAGGCAATAAGGGAAGACAAGATAGATTATGCCAAGTTGGGTCAATCGTTGCTTGCCCAAAGGTCCTGCATGTCATCCACAACAAAAGGAGAAGATGCAACGAATCGAATCATTATTGAATCAGGTGATCTTAAACCCGAAAATGCCGCATAAAGTATGTTAGCAAAACGCTCAGAATTAGAAATACGAGAATTTTCGATACTAAGAAGTAAATGCACTTTCCAACCCGTTACTGAGGTATCCGGCGATATGTCATGTAATGAATTCATGGCTCGCTACCCTATTGACATAGATTTTGACATACATCAGAATAAAGAGGAAGGGGTTTACTTTGTATTTGTATCTGTTAAGATAAATCCTGACAATCAGGCCGGGTACAGCATAATGGCGGAAGGGTGCGGAGTTTTCAATATGAATACCAAAGTGGATGAAGACACCCAACTGGATGCTTTAGTCCTTCACTCCGGCGTCAACATATGTATTACGAACCTGAGAGCCTATATTGCAAATATGACTGCATCATATCCGATGGGTAAGTATAATTTTCATCTTATTGACATGATGGATCTACTCAACAACAAAAGGCTTCAGGTTGCAGGAGAAAGTGAAGAAGAGAAGAAATAACCCCCTCCAACATTGTATTTCTTTGGCCTCGGATAATCCGGGGCTTTTTTTTTGTACCTTTTGAACAATATTACCCACCAAAATAAGGTTTTCCCTATAGCAAAACACAAACCTTTTGAACAATTTGCCATCTTTAGAATAAAAGTGCAAAAAAATCTGAAATTTTTTCGCCAAACTCTTGCAAAATGCGCCGAACGTGCACACCTTTGTCCCAGATGCTTGTGATGGCGCAAGCAACGGACACAATCGGAAAGACCTTATTTGTTGGAGTTACGTGATTAGGAAGTCTGTTGGCCGTCATGCGCCAGCAGACTTTTTTTTCTTATGACTCGAAAGGCAAAAGGATTGGTACCACAGGATGACAGGGGCAACATCACGCTGTTTATGAACCGTGACGAATTGATGATCGCCATAAACGCAACGGCATTACGCTGCAAGAAATTTATTCGTCACGAAATACTCGCCAAACGGCAGGGAATACAGACAGACAATAAGTATACCCAGAAGATGGCACAACACCATATAGACGGGAAAAACTTTTTCACTCCGCCTTTTGGTAATTCACGGGACCGCAACAACCTTTGCTCTGAACCTATGAAGGCATAAACAACATGATCTATTAAAATGACATGGCAGATGTAGGCGATATAATAACTCGTAAAGTTTCCGAACTTCTATTGTTGCCCGGTAACCCTCGGCGCATATCAAAGACGGACATGGAACGCTTAATGGCTTCAATCCGTAAATACGGATTCTGGAGGCATCGACCTATTGCCATATCCACAAGAACAGGAGAAGAGATTGTCATATGCGGCAATCAACGACTTAAAGCCGCAAGAAAACTAGGGCTTAAATCGGTCCCAGCTATTATCTATAATAACCTTGACGAGCAAGAGGAAAATGACATCGTTTTGCGAGATAATATTAACAACGGCGAATGGGACTTCGAGGCATTGCAAGACGATAAATGGGGAGATCTCGATTTCAAGGAGATAGGCATTGACATGCCTGCATTTAACGAAGAGATTAAGGGAGTAAAATCCGAGCATACACCGGATAATAGAGCAGACAATTTTCCCGGAAATAATGAAGATAGGAACGCTTTCTATCAATCAATGCTCACCGACTGCTTATACGAGAGCAACAACCTTTTTGAGATTCCTAATTTGCGCCTCGATATGCAAGCGGGAAAGTTGCAACTTCCGTTTGCCCCCTATGGAGCCGAGTCGCGGCAAAAGAAGGGGGTTTGCACCTACCATTTCTACGTAGACGATTATCGCTTCGAAGCTATATGGAAGGACCCGACAAAGGTATTAAATAGCGGATGCGTAGCGCTAGTAGAGCCGAATTTGTCGTTATTCGACACAACCCCTATAGCGTGGGGGCTACAACAGATTTATAAAAAACGATGGATTTCCCGCTACTTTCAGGAATGCGGTATTTTCATATATGCTGACTTGAATGTTTCTCGGAAATTCTATGACTACAATCGCATGGGTATTCCCGATGGATACAATGCGTTTTTCACGCGAGGATATGCTGACCGCCTCGAATATCTGAAAGCAGAGCATCGGATAGCAAAAGAGATTTCAGGCAAAGAAACCCCGAACCTTATCATTTACGGAGGCGGAAAGGTTGTGCAAGAGTATTGTGCATCTAACAGCCTCGTGTATGTCGAACAATTAATGACAGCAAAAAGAAATGGCTAAAACAAGCGGTTCGATAAGAGGTAATAAATACCCCAAAGAAATATCCCTTGATGAGTATCTGGGGAAACGCGGGCTTCGGTCGCCAATCAGTGATTATATGGATGATAAATGGCGGAGCGTACGAATGACAGCCCGTGGCCGTAAAAAATTTGAACGAGAGGCCGAGGCTGCTCGTAATGAATATAGCAAAAGACGTGCTTCTGCCATAGCCGAATATGAAAATCTGGTGAAAGCTGGCAAAATAAAGAGTCCTCGCGAAACCAAACTGGAAGCCTTATTGAGTGTAGCAAGAGGCCATCCGGATAATGAAGGGACCCAAGCAGCGCGTAGATTACTAAAGAAAAGATATAATATAACCATAAGTTGACATGGCGAAAACAAGTGGAGGAATTAGGGGTACAGCTCGTAGAGCAAATGAAACGCCATTGCAATTCTACAAGAGGAGACAATCCGACCTAAACCATATATTACGAAAGGCAGAGTCTAAAGGGCAAGATGTGGTTAAATTTAACTGGGGCGATGGCACAACTCATACATTTTATAGAGGCTATGCTGGACGTTGGACAACAGATCGCCGTGAATATGAATATTTGCAGAAACACAGATACAGGAAACAGATATAGACAGTTAAAGTGATAAAAACAAGCGTTAAACAAGCGTTGTGGCAGGAGAGTACGAACATATAAAAGGCAAAGGTAATCGCTTTTCAAGCACCAACCAGCCAAAAAATCCCGGCCGGAAGCCTTCGCTGTACAGCCATATCAAAAAACTGCTCGGCACAGAAGCCAAGGCAGAATTGAGTAAAGAGGATTATTTCAAACTAATCCAATTCCTTCTGGAACAACCCCTTGACAACCTCAAAAAACTCGCCGACAGTAAGAATACACCGATTTGGATTGTCGGAGTAGTTCGAGCAGTCGTTAAGGATGCCAATATAGGACGCACCAACACCCTTGATTCACTTTTCGACCGTCTTTTCGGCAAAGCGTCGCAACCGCTTACCGGGAAGAATGAGGGTCCGATTGAATTTAAAGGTTCTATCCCTGTAAGAGAATGGATAAAAGATCGGATACGTAAAAGATGATTGAGCCGCAAGACATATATCTTCCTCTTTATGACGATACCGAGCATTTTATCATTCTGATAACCGGCGGCCGAGGCAGCGGGAAATCGTTTAATGCCGGCGCCTTTGTTGAACGCCTAACATTCGAGGAGGGGCATATTATTCTGTATTGCCGCTATACAATGACATCTGCCGCCATATCTGTCATCCCGGAATTTACAGAGAAGATAGAAGCTGACGGCACCAGCGATTTTTTCCATACTACCAAGACTGATATAGAAAATACAGTATCAGGAAGCAAGGTGCTGTTCCGGGGTATCAAGACATCATCCGGCAACCAAACGGCCAAACTCAAATCCATACAAGGAATCACAACTTTCGTGTGTGATGAGGCCGAAGAATGGACGAGCGAAACAGACTTTGACAAACTCGTGCTTTCGATTCGTCAGAAGGGAATCCAAAATAGGGTTATCATTATTATGAACCCTACTGATTCCAACCACTTCATTTATCGCAAGTATATTGAGAAGACACATAAGATCGTCCAATATGATGGCGTAGATGTACAAATAAGCACACATCCAAATGTATTGCATATACACACTACATATTTGGACAACATAGAGAATCTGAGCGAAGAATTTATCCGGGAAGTAGAACGGATGAAAGTCGAAAATCCCGATAAATATGCTCACATTGTCATGGGACGATGGGAAGACGTCGCCGAAGGAGCGATATTTAAGAATATACATATCATCAAGGATTTCCCTGCTTGGTGCGAGAATGTAGCTATCGGGCAGGACTTCGGATACACCAATGATCCGACGGCCATAGCAAAATGTGGAATGATTGGCAATAACTGTCTGTATATTGACGAGTTGTGTTACCGTACCCATATGCTTACAAAAGACATCATTGTCGAGTTAAAAAAGGTCCCTGATCTACAAGTCATGTCTGAATCCGCGGATCCGCGTCTAATTGACGAAATCGCCAATGCTGGAATCATGATATATCCAGTAGACAAAAGCGGGAGGTCGATTATAGCTGGCATTGATAAAATGCTTGAGATGGAAATATACGTAACTGAACGATCATACAATATGCTCATGGAGTTCCGAAATTACGTATGGGGGAAGGATAAAGACGGCAGGCCCATAAACACCCCTGCCGATGGACAGGCCGACCACTTAATCGATGCGGTACGATATTATGTACTCGGCAAGATACTCGGTAAAATTCAACATGTGAAAAATTACGAAGGATATTTTTAATAAAACTGTATGAAGACCTTACAGGAAATATTTGCATTGCCCACGGAAGCGGAAAAGATTGATTATCTCAAGCACCGTCGCACTCCTCTGCCCGATGCAGAAACATTGTATAAAGATTGGGACCCTGACAAACACGATGTAATGGATCCTGAAATTCGCCCTGACGGAAAAGTTATCGTTGAAGAGGCCAAGCAGGACCCGAAGACAGGCAAAGTCATCCCAGCTCAATATAAAAAAGACGATGTAAATCCGACAAACCGCATCCCGTTGCCTTTAGAGCAAGACATTACGAACATTCATACTGCATGGACCGTCGGGAAGGATCCCAAGGTAAATTGCAGCCCGAATAATGAGGAAGAAAAAGAGCTGCTCAACATCATAGACAGCATCTGCCGAAAAAACAAGATGCGCTACAACAACAAACGTCTCGTCCGCTCTTGGCTCTCTGAGACCGAAGTTGCTGAATATTGGTACGCCGTTAAGGACGAAGGTTTTTGGCGTAAGATGCTGGCTCAGGTGAAAAAAGCATTCGGGGGTAGTGTATCACCCAAATACAAGTTGCGTTGTGCAATATGGTCGCCGTTTAGGGGAGACAAACTATACCCCCTTTTTGACGATTCTGGCGACTATCTGGCTTTAAGTCGCCAATACTCCGTAAAAGAAGTTGATGGAACCGAAGTAGAATACTTCATGACTGTCACAGATGAAAAGGTGTATAAGTGGCGACTTGATTCCGATTGGATCAAAGTCGGCGAATTCAAGCACGGATTCGCAAAGAACCCTACCATATATTCGTACAGATGCAAAACTCTATGCCATAACATCAAACCTATCCGCGAACGCTTGGAGCGCCTTTTGTCTAACTTCGCAGATTGTATTGACCGATGCTTCTTCCCATATCTTATTCTTGAAGGTGAAATACACGGCACTCCCCAGCAATCAGGGAAAAACAGGATGATAAAGATCACCAACGGCGGGAAAGTGTATTATCTGAATTGGGATCAGGCAAGTGATTCAGTGCGGTTGGAACTTGATGGCCTTTGGAGTAAAGCCTATCAACTGACCAACACTCCACAGCTTTCGCTGGAAGCATTGAAAGGGCTTGGAGACGTTCCATCAGGCAGAGCGTTTCAGTTCCTATTTATGGGAACTAATCTTGCTGTAGATAATCATGCAGAAGTAATCGGCGAGCACATACAGCGCAGATACAACTTTCTTGTCTCTGCCGTAGGATCTTTAAATGCGGAGTACATGCGTGCTGCAGAGACTATTGATATTGAAACCGAGATACAGCCTTTCAGTATCGACGATATAGCCGAGAAGATCAAAAATGCTACAGACGCATGTGGAAAACCCATTGCTTCGCTCAAAACCGGTGTAATGCTGGCTGGTCTTGTAGATGATGTGGATGATGAAATAAAACTTATCGAAAGTAACGACACAAAAGAGGGAGGTGTCATGAAAGCATTGGAAGAATAAAAATAATTTCCAATATTAAAAAATTACATAAGTATTTGGTAATTCACGTGACCGTCGAAATCTTTGCCTTGAGCTTGTGGAGGATCAAGCAACAGACATCGACGAAATAACAACTAATAACTAAAATCAGTCTGTTGGCCTTCTAAGCCGACAGACTTTTTTATGCTTTGACCACAATGACATATCCAATACAATAGACCTGAAATGAAAGCAAAAATTATTGAAGCGCTGAAAACCAAGTATAGCAGCTTGGGGTTCAGTTCCAAAGCAATCGACGGGGTAGCCGAGTCGCTGGCCGCAACGGGGTTGATTACTGACGAGAACCTTGACGCAGTAGTCGAGGGGCAAAAGTCAGCACTTTCGGCAATGCAGGCCGAAATTGATAGCCGAGTAACATCGGCAGTCGAGAAAGCCAAAGCCAACAAGACAAACGCGACACCTGCTAACGGGGGCGAGCAGCAAAAAAACGAACCCGGAAATCCCTTTGACCCCGAAGCTATGAAGGCTGAATTGCTGAAAACACTCCGTGAGGAGCAGGCAGCGGCAATGTTGCAAACCCAGCAGGCCGCGCAGCGAGCTGCCACCATCGCATCAAAAGCCAAAGAGTACGGAATCCCTGAAAAATTCGCAACCAAACTAAACATCGCGCAAGACGCCGATCTCGACGAGTATTTCAAAAGCGCAAGACAGGAACTGGCTGACGCAGGTTTCGAGTTATCCGAAGCGCCCGCTCAGGGTGGCGGCATCCCCAATAGCGGAGATGACATCGCCAAACTGATTAACAAGGGTACAGAAGACATTGTTAAACACCAAAACAAGTAAAAAAAATGCCCGCAGGACTTCATTATGACCTGAATCCGATGGACGTACTGAAAGAATTGTGCCGATTTGACACAGTCTACAGGCTTTCCGGAGGTTTCAATTTCGAGGACACAAATGTCCCGAATGGAACGATGCTTATGCCGCTTACGCCTCTGCACGTCGATCTGAAGACGCGCAAAGCATCCGCGGTTAAGAACGTCAAGGTAGTTGAAAAAGTGACTACCGGTACAAAGATCAAGATTGCCAAAGGATCACTTGCCTACAAAGGCATGCACTTAGGTGATGGTACTAGTGGTGCAACTGTTTCAAGCATCAACACGAACAACGAGAAATACGACGAACTTACGATGAGTGCGGCACTCGCCGCAGAAGCCGACGCCGTGCTATTCGAGGCCGTTGCCGCAGATGGGACTACGCCGAAGGCAACTGCCAACTTCCTCAATTATGCAGTAACAAAAGTCGAACCCGGTGCGACAGTTACGGCCATCGGCAGAGCCTACGAGGTTAGGGAGTCGAAACTATACGTTCCGATTTCTGAGAAAGACAAAGAGTCCCTCACTTCACGCTTCCTGTTCACCATCTAAACTACGACAACGATGAAATTAACACTCGAAATTCTTTTCAACGACCCCAATGTCGTCAAGGCGGTCATCGACCGCACTACAGCATTGCAAGAAGATGAAATATTCTGGAAGCGATATCTTGACTTCGAGGAAACCAAATCCAGAATCTTCAAAGCATATCTCGGAACCGTAACAGGCGTGACGGCAGGTTCAATCATCGACCGCAACTCCAACAAACCTCTCCGGGAGCGCAAGTCATTGGGGAGTGGATACGGTGAAGTCGCCTACTTAGGGGACCGCTATCAGATGGATAACGACCGTCTGGATATGATCAAGTCGCTCATCGACAAATTCAACTCCGCACGCACATCAGAACAGGCGGCCGCGATGAATGCCATCATCAACTACATCTACGACGACATCCGTCAGCTTCGCCTTGCGCCCCACAAGCGCATGGATCTCGTAGTCGGTGATCTTCGTTCCGACGGCAGAGCGTCGGTCACTCTTGCGGATAACCCGCAAGGTGTCACGTTGCTCGACATGGAGTTGCCTGTCAAGCGCATTACCCCGGCTACATCAGACAAGGACAGCTTTATCACCTACCTGAAAAGTCAGATCGAGGCTTTGCGGCCGACAATGGGCCGGTTCTCCGTAATGGAGATGTCGCGTTCTACCTTCAACAAGAACATTGTCGGCGCCAAGGAATTCGCCAACACCTACAAGATGATTCTCGGTGGCGCACAGATGGCTCTTTCGGGCGGTCTCATCACTGACGCTATGACTAATCAGGTGTTTGCGGGTATCGGCCTGCCTCCGGTCCGAATCATCGACGACATGGTGGCGATGCCTGATGGTACGAGCAAGCAGGTATTCAAGGACAATCGCATTACGCTGCTCCCGCAGGACAAGATCGGCAAGATGATGTGGCACGAGCCGTACGAGATTTCCGATCCCGTTCCGAACAAGACGTATACGCGGCTTGAAGGTGGTATGTGGATCTCGAACTGGCGAACCGAAGAGGGCCGCTTTAACGAATACGGAGCCGAGTGGATCCCGAACTTCACGGCACCCAACAAAATCGCTATTCTCGATCTGTCCACTATGAACGCTTAACAAATACGGACATGACGGTTTTCGACGCAATATCGGCACGGCTATATCCTTACAACGTAGACGATAATCTGATTACGATAGCCTGCACGGACGCAGAGATGTCTGTAAAAGACGAATATACACCTTGCTATAAGATTTCTGTTGCAAAGGCAGCAATCGACGTTTTAAAACAGCTCATCGTTCTTTCGTCCGAAGGCAACGGAGGATACTCCCTCGGATATGATACGGATATGTTGCGCAAGCGCATCTGTGCTCTTGCAAAGGATAATGGCCTAACCGATATTGCCGCCGAATTTGACCCGGAACCACAAATCTTCTTTATGGACCTATGATTCGATTTCCATATACATTGGAGATATGGGATGCAGCCGTCAACAAATGGCGGGTGGTCGGTAGATGCAATGTCCATTACAACGGAAGAGCGCAATTCATCAAATCACAAAATGGGGAAGTTATTCAATACACTTATGAAGTGATTATGCCGCCCAACATAGAACCAATTGAAGAAAAAGAAGAGGTTCGTATCATTGACAATCGAGGCAGGAACATATTCGATCACCGGCATGGCAGTCAAATAGGATCCACTTTAGAAGATTCGGTATCATACCCCGTATTGGGGTTCTACAAAAGCGGACAAAGATATGAAAGCACCAAGATATGGCTTTAAAAGGATTATGCAATGATAACCACCGCAGATGCACAAAACATCCTTATTCAAAGTTGTTCTCTCTTCGGCATTAAGGCATTTCCTTCATGGGCGACGCCCGAAGGTAGGATAAAGACGGAACGCATTGTAGTAGTGCCTACTTCGCCGCAAACCCCCGCCACGTATTGGGAAGATTGCTTCATCGCTGTCAACTTATGTGTCCCCGATATTAAAGGAAAAGCAAATCTCCAGCGTCTGGACGAGCTTGAACGAGCGGCGAAAGCCAGATTCAAGGAATGGACCTACGGCACTTACGACGAATCCGCATATAGGTACAGATATGAAAATATCGGCCGCGAGGAAGATCCGAACTTAGGATGCCACTATGTCTATATCCGGGTATTATTCAGAGTATTGAACATTAAAAACAACTAAAACAATGGCAAAAGTAACAGCAGTAGGAATCAAAAAGCTGTATTACGGAGACCCTGCAAAGGTCACGGCGGATGTCACCCTTGCTTCACTCAAAACGCTCTTGAGCGACGAGAGTACCAAGCAGGTCGAGAACATTCATCAAGATACGTGGAGTATCGAGGAGGAGGAGCCGTCGACCACCGAATACCGGAATCAGCTCACAAACGGCGTATATCGCCAATCGACCGAGATGGGAAATATCCAGATGAGTTTCACCATCGGTCAATACGACTATTCGACGAAGGCCGACCTCATGGGCGGCACCGCAACCGCAACGTCGTGGAAGCGCAACCGGGGCGTGGTAATAATCGAGAGGTTCATGGTTGCCCTCACTGAAGACAATCAGTACTGCGTATTCCCGAAGGCGTCGGTTATCGCACGCGACGCCCAGACCGACGGCGCAAGTGCTATTGGCGTTGTTGCCACGGCACTCGAACCCGACAACGCAGCGGTTTCTTCGGAATACTGGTTCGATGCTTCCGAAGAGGAGGGCGCTTAGCAACCTGTCAACATTCAAGTACGGGGGTGGGAGGCATAAGCCCCTCACCCCTATTCTATTATAACAATTACCATGAAATTAGACTTTATCAGCATACGTATCGCTTCAAAAGGATACACGATATACAAAATGTCGCCGATGACTGCCACCCGCATTATGACGGCAATCGACGTAAAAAAAGAGCCGGACGAAAGCAAGGCGTGCATAGCCGCGATGGCCTACAGCGTTGCGCTGGCAATCGTGGGCAGCCGGAGCATATTGCACCGCCTCAGGGCATGGCTCCTGTGCCGTCGCTTTATGAAGCGAAGCACCTTCGCCGAGCTGTTCGACTGCTATCAGAAAACCTTGCTGATGATTCCGCTGGAGGACATTGCATCGGTGTCCGCCGTGATGGAAGGATTAGCGACAACCATATCCAAAGATCATGATTAAATCGGCGGACATTGTCGCCCGGTCTCTGCTGAACAAGCATCATGTCGCGGTAAAGCTCGGAATGTTCACATTCCGGATGTACCAGCCTTTTGTCAAAGACTTGGCAAGGGCCTTTGCTGCCGGGCGGATAGATGTATCGATACAAGGCCGGCAAAGATTCTCTCTGGGCACAATATCGCGACTTATGTTCCGGCGCAAGTGGGCGCAGAAGGTATTTCTATGGTACGCCAAGAGATATGCCTCCTATGAGGAAATATCCCACGCCACCTGCGCTATAGCAGAAATAGTGTCGGGGAAAGACTTGTTCGATTCAGTCAAGATTGACAAGACGCGGCGCAATACCATTGCGGAGACCGTCGGCAACAACACTATAACCGGGATCATGGCGACGATGATGGACCAGCTGAACATATCCTACAAAGAGGCGTTTCAGGACATAAACTACCCTACCATGCTTCTGATGATGACGGACAAGGTCCGCGCGCTCGTCGGCGACGAGAAAAAGATAGTCAAAGGATCGGGGGCCGAAATGGCCAAAAGAAGAGGTAATAAAAGACGAGGTAATAAAATACATCAATGAGTGCTTTATCATTCAAAATAAATGCGGAAACCGACAAACTCAAGAGCTTCATCAGCATGCTTGAGCATTTGCGGCGCGTGCTGGCGGACATCCCTGACAGCACCAAGGATTTCGACGTCATAAACCGCAAGATCGGAGAAATGGAGGCCCGTGTGGAGCAATCCATGCGCAAGATCGCCCAAATGGAGCGTCAGGCGATGGATGCGGCGGCCAAAACAGCAGCTTCGGCCACTATAGGGAACACGGGTGGCGACTCTACAGCCGGAGCACAAGCGGCCAAGGCCGAGACGGCGGCGTATCATGAGCTAATCGAAGAATTAAAAGCCGTCAATGCTTCAAAAAAGGAGAATGTCATCCTTATATCTCAATACGAAGCTCAAATAAAGCGTCTTAAATCGGAGATAGATAGCCTGAATAAAGCGGAGAGTCAAGGCATGAAATTGACGCAGAATCAGAAGTCAAGCCGCCTTGAAGCTACGCTATCCATCGAGGAATACAAACAGGCCATATCTCGCGCCAGAAAAGAGTTAGTCAATCAAATCAAGTTCGAACAAGTCGCACGTGGATCCATTGACGAAATGTCGCAAGCATTATCACGAATGCGCACCGTATATCGCTCGTTGAATGAAAGCGAACGAACAAGCGGCTGGGGGCAAAACCTGCTCAAAAACATCGAATCCATTGATACGAAAGTTAAAGAACTAGATGCTACAATGGGGGTACACACCCGCAATGTCGGTAATTATGCTTCCGGATTCAATATGCTTGGATTCCAGATTCAGCAGGTTGCCCGCGAATTGCCGTCGTTGGCGTATGGTCCTCAAATATTCTTTTCGGCCATATCCAACAACCTGCCGATGCTGGCAGATGAAATAGCCCGTGCGAAGAAATCTGTTGATGAATTGAAGAAAGCCGGGCAAACATTCACGCCCGTATGGAAGCAGATCGCATCGTCCATCTTCTCGTGGCAGACCCTGCTTGTCGCCGGAGTTACCGTACTTACCCTTTACGGAAAGGAAATAACAAGCTGGGTGGCATCGCTGTTTAAAGGCAAGACAGCAATAGATACCGCCGCTGCCGCTCTTGAGCAATTCAATTCCGCGATGGCTCAAGGCTCTGTGTCGGCGCAATCCGAATTAACCAAGCTGAACCTGCTGTATAATGCCGCGACTGACCTGTCCAAGCCCTATGAAGAACGGGCCGAGGCCGTCAAGAAGCTGCAAGACATCTACCCTGCCTATTTCGGCAATATGGCCGCAGAACAGGTTATGGTAGGAAATGCCGTCGGCGCCTATGAAGACCTGCGGGATGCAATTATCGAGGTCGCACAGGCCAAGGCCGCCCAAGAGCTTATTACAGAGAGTTCGAAGAGTTTACAACTCATTGAAGCAACAGGCGATGCCTACACAAACTATTCTCTTGCTCTAAAAGAATATAGAATAGCATATGCAGCAGCGAAAGAAGCCAGCAAAGGGAAAGGGCCAATAACATTTTCTCTCACCTCTGAATCTGCAAGTTTTGAAAGAGCGAAAGCAAACTTAACGAAGTTTAGGAGTGATTTTATTAACGAACTATCAAATCTTAGTAAAGATGGTGATGACCTTTGGAAGCGCATAAACGAGGGCTATGAAGGAGATGTAGATGCCTTCATTGCGGCGATAAATGCCGGCATCGAAAAATTAACTCCGGCGGCAGAAAAGCTGTACACTACCCTAACCCCGGAAGAACTCAACGCAGAGGCCAAAAAAGCCCGTGATGAAGCCATAAACGCGGCAAAGAAGGCCGCATCCGACCAAGAGCGCAACCTGAAGGCACTCAATCAGAAACTGCAAAAGCTCCGGGATGATGCGTTACAGGCCGAGGTTGATTCCATGAAAGACGGAACGGCCAAGAAACTTGCGCAAATAGACCTCGACTACCAAAAGCGCGCGCGAGCCATACAAGAAGCAGAAGCCGAAATCCGCCGACTTCAAGACGGAGAGCTGACTAAGAACCAGCAAGCGCAAATTGAAGCTCTGAACAAAGCGAACAAAGCACAATATCAGCGTGACTTATCTGGTATATCCGGAATATCATTGACGCCTGAAGGATTTGCAGAAATTATCAATAAAGAAACTCAATCTTGGAATGAGTATCTGCAAAAATACGGCACCTTCCGCGAAAAGCTACAAGCCACAAAAGACATTTACGACCGAAGGATTGAAGAGGCAGGGACCGTCGGGGAAAGAAAGAGTCTCGAAGCCGAACGAGATGCTGCGATAGTGGAAATCGAAGTGCAAGCCGGGGAATGGATACGAGAACTTACAGATAAAACTAAAGACAAATTAGCCGAACTGAAAACCGAACTCGAAGCATCGTTACAATCTCTTGAGTCGGAATACAATGCCTTGGATTCATCCGATACAGAGCAGGCCCAGAAACTACGCGCTGAAATAAACAAAACCAAGGCACAAATTAATGCGGTAAATAAAGCAGCATCAAATACGCAAACATCTCCCAAAGAAAATGCAATCGAGAAATGGCAACGGCTGGAAAAGACTCTCGGAGACATTGCAGATGGGTTTAAAGATATTGGCGACGCCGTAGGAGGCACTACGGGCGAAATAATCAGTGCTGCAGGTGAGATCGCGGCAACAGCCACGAGCATGATAAGCAGTATAGTAACCCTTACTGAATCATCGGCCAGTGCCATAACCACAACCTCTACAACGGCTGCAAACGCAATAAAGGCAGTAGAGAGGGCTTCCGTTATTCTCGCCATCATTCAGGCTGTACTGAGTGTCGCTACTAAAATTGCAAGTCTATTCAACAATGACGAAGAGAAGCAGGCTGAAATAGACAGGCTACAAGGGCGTATTGAGCAGTTGCAATGGGAATTGGATAATGCCAACGCCATTCGATTGCAACGAAATTCTTTCGATGCAGTTAAAAATGTAAAGGACGCCTACAATAACGCGGCGAAATCAATAATGAGCGCGTACAAAGACGTAGGCAACTTTGTAGAGAGATTCTTTATCAGGCGTTCCAAAGAGGCTGAAATAGAAAAAAAGGCGATCCAAAGTATAGCCGATGCTTATTCGAACCTCAAATATACAGATAGCAATCTTCTGGGTAAAAATAAATTTGGCGACACCCGCGAGCGACTTAACAATCTTGCAGAACAACAATTGTTGCTCCAAAAGCAGATTAATGCGGAGAACGACAAGAAGAAAACGGACAAATCAAAAATTAGAGAATGGGAGCGCCAGATTCAAGAACTTGGAGCCGAAGCCGCTGAAGTGATTAACGAGGTCGTCGAAACCATTATTGGCGGCACGGCGGAAGAAATCGCAAAGGAACTTGGAGATGCGTTTATAGACGCATTTATGGAAGGCGAGAATGCGGCCGAAGCGTGGGGCGAAAAGGTGGATGAGATTGTCGCAAACATCGTTAGACAAATGCTTATAAGCAGGTTTCTTGAGGAAGAAATCGGTAAAGTATTCGATAAATATAAGGCTAAATGGTTTAAGGATGGCGTTTTTCTGGGGATGGAAAATGTTACCGACTCCATGAGCGGCTTTGCGGATGATCTTAACAAGGTTGGAGATGAATTTCAAGCCATTTGGGATAGTCTTCCTGCCGAGACAAAAGAGTTGCTTGGAAATGCCGGAGCTGCTCAGCAGGAAGCCACGGAGAGAGGCTTTAAAGCCATGTCTCAAGATACCGGCGACGAGTTAAACGGCCGATTCACGGACATTCAAGGCAAGGTTACCGACATCCGAGGGTATGTGATGATGCAAACTCAATCTATTATCGGGCTGCTGAACTCCATCGGAAATATCGAAACGGCCATATACACAAGCGTGCAAGTGGATAATGAGCTGCTCCGGTACGCTGTTATGACCTACATGGAGATCGTCGAAATAAACGGGAATACAGCTGTTATGAAGGCTGCTCTGACGGAAATTCGGGAAGACATAGCGGCGATCAAGCGCAATACAAGTGAACTGTAATGAAAATTGAAAAGGACATATCGGACCTGACCAAATTTATCGACGGCATCGAAGACGAGGTAGTAGATTTCATGGATGAGAAGGCTCGTGAAGCGGTTAAACTCCAGCAGATCGAAGCCGATTACCGAAATCACACATGGAATCTTCGCAGTTCGCTCGGATATGTTGTGACGTATGATGGCAAGGAAAAGCGACGCTATATAAGCGGAATGAACTACGGAGACGAGGCCGCCGCCGCGATAACGAAATGGCTTAATGAAGTTAACAAAGCAGGCACCAGCATTGTATTTGCCGACGGTATGTTCTACGCTTCTTTCGTCAGCTCAAAAGGCTATGATGTCATTGATACAGCAGAATCTTATCTAACGAAAGAATTAAACAAATAAGTAATGATCGGAGATTTATTCATCAACAGGACAGACGCCTACACAATGGGCGTTGCAATGGGTTCCGGGTTTATTGCCGGGTTAAAATCCCCTGCCGGCCTGAAAGACTTCGTAGAAAACGAAGACCCCAAGAAAGACGGCAAGGAGGTCATATATCCCGACAAACCCAAATTGGCGGCACGGGATTTAACATTGACTTTTATAATTACGGGAGAAACCCCGGAGGAGCACCTTTTAAACTACGATACTTTTATCCGGATGCTACACTTAGGTAAGGTAGATATATCGGTACCGGGAATAAGTGATGAAATATACCACCTGACATACGCAGGTAATTCAGGCAGCTACAACATATCCGGCGACCGCCTGACATCGCAATTAACAGTAAAGTTCAACGAGCCAAACCCCGCAGACAGGGGCGAGGATAAAGAAGAAGCATAATGACACACTCGAATAAAAATCTGGAAGAGATCAGGATTTCCGCTCTCCGTGGCGGAGCATGCAGGAAGGTAATGCGCATTCACGACTTCCCCGAACTCATAAAACTCATGTTCACGCCGCAGGGAATCGAATTCTGCCAAGACCACAACTTTCCCTCGGTCGAAGTGTTCAGAAAGAATCGAGACAGTTTAGAAGGGCTGGAAGTATATGTAGATGCGGGAAATATCACGCTCAAAAGTAAAGAGTGCGTATGTATCGTCGGAGATACAGATGCTACTATAGAAGCGGCAGGGACTAAATTCATCCATACGATAATCCTGATGCACGGCGCACGGGTCAAGATCAACGCCAAAGACTACGCCGTGCTCAATATCGTAAGAATCGGCGGCGAGTATTCAATAAAGAAAGACGAAACTGTGATTGTAGTGTAAAACAAAGCCGGGAAATAATCCCAGCTTATTCTAATTAGAGCGAATTCAGATGTATTCATTTCTTATAAAAAGTCTTATCGTTATTTTCAGCCAGCCCATATTTTCTCATTTTAAATGAATTATCTGATTCTATGGATATTATACGTTTATCTTCCCTCCCATTAATCTCACCACTTTCTGAATAGGAGTAAAACGAAATAATAGCGCCATCATAATCCACATTAACAGAATAATAGCAATTTTCTGCTATTTCTAATAAGTGGTCATTGAAATATGTAACAAGATAAGCCGTCCCATAAACAACAACTCGACCGTCAATTACAGAAACTTTTTCTTGGGCTGATGAGTAGGGGGTAAATGTTATTTCCTCCGTTTCGGTAGTATTAGTCGTAGAACTATACAGAGACCCAATAAATTTACCATTGAGAACCTGTAATATTTCTTTTTCTGCTGGTGATGGTGAATCACCATTTTCTTTATCGTCAGAACAACTGGTAAAGACAAATGGAATTATTAAAATAATTGAAATTAAAAATTTTCTCATAGCTTATTTCAGTTTTACTGCAAATCCAGAGGCAATATACCCATCTACTACTTCACCATATTTGGTTCCTCTAATAATAGGCGTTATATTGAAATTTAGAAGAGCATTTGCACCAAGAGATTTTGCCTCTTTAACTATTTCAGCCACCATATAATCATAGCTCGGTTTAAATACATTTTCTTCTTTCCATTTAGCCTCCTTATTAATATATCCATCTTTTACGCCTATTGTAAATTTAATACTAAGATCACCAACGGATTCATAAGTAAACCCAAAAGAACTTGGGGTGATAGTAAATCCATCAGCAGTATACTCTCTATAATCAGCCAAATAGGTTTTTTGCGAATACTTTTGGATAGCGCAACTGCTCAACACTACACATGCAGATAATAAAAGTAAAATTTTCTTCATATTAAATAAAAGTTAGTGGTTAATAAATCAAATTTACAATTCCAGAACGAAATATCCAAGAAAAAAACGAGGAATGGTAAAAATCCACTCCTCGTCTTTGTATTTATAGGCTATGATGCCGCTATTTATTCACTTTCAACCCCTCCGCATAGTTAATCAGCGCTTTCTCGCTGTCAAATGTGAATGTTTCCCCTTGTCGGCGCACAAAAGCGACGAAATCACCCTTTTCTGCGAATAATTCGACAATATCAACACCGAGAGCATTGGCAACCCTTTCAAGAGTTCCTATTGTGGTGTTACCCGCAATAGCTTTCGCAAGCCCCACTGCCGATATTCCAATTTTTTCTGCCAAATCTTTTTGGGTTATACCCTTTTCCCGGCAGATCTCTTTAATTCTAAATTTAGCCATAAACAATAAGTTTAATCATACTTACGGCGACAAAGTTAGAATAATTTACCATAAAATTATATAAATCCCAAGAAAAATAATAATAAGTGTAATTTTCATGCTTAAATATTTGGCGTGTATTATAATTATTGTTATGTTTGCATCAGAAATAAAAAACAATAACTATAATAATCCATGAAAGCAACCTACAACAGATCGAAGATCATGAAAAACGCTTGGTATCTGAAACGCGCTAACGCCTCAATGTCGTTCTCGGCCTGCCTCAAGAAGGCTTGGCGCAACGAGAAGCTGGCGATGCTGACGGCGAAGATCAATAACCGCCCGACGGAGCAGCCGAAGGCCACGGAATACCGCCCGCAGCTGCTGACGGTCCCGGCTAACTACTATGGCGTGCGCGGAATGTACTACGGAGACTAACTCAAACACAATATGACCATGAACGACATCATCGAATCGGCCGACCGCTTAACAACATTGCTCGAAGAGCAGAACGCCTGTATAGAGCGGATTATGGCAATACTGGACAAATAAAAAAACCGAGACAAAGCCTCGGAATTGGACTAAATTACTGCTTTACAAAAATCCCCACATCTTCTCCTGAAGAAGTGTCTTTTACAAACATTACTGGACCAGATATAATCCCTTCCAATATTGTTAAATTATCATTAAATGGGATTAATGTAATCTTTGATGCTTTGTATGTATAACTATATAAGGCACGTTTATAATCGCTTGATGCACCTCCGTATCTTGAACCATAACGGCATTCATTGTCATCAAATACAAGCGTCGATATGGCACCACTACTAACATCAATCATACCCCACGTAGTACCGGGTAATGGATTAGAGATATTATTATCATTGTCATCGTTATCTGAGCATCCAACAAAAGCCATTGAGACAATAAGTGACCATATGAATAAAAATCTTCTCATATTGTAATTGGTATTAGTTGACATTACAAATTTACAAAATTTCCAATAGTAGCAAATTTTAGAAACAAAATTTACTCCTGATGTAAAAAAATAGTGTTAAAGCCCTTGTGGATTAAAAATAATTTTCTATATTTGTAACGCTTACATAAACTCAAGAGTGCACAAGATGCACCATTATTGGTGCTTTTTTTGTGCCGAAAATTGAACATACGAACGGGTAACCCTGTGGCGTTGCTGTAATGGCGCGCCAACCTCTTGAGTAAAGATGTAAGCAGCAGGTAGTACCCGTTCGTTTTTTTTTGTTTTATTAAATGCTTACATCTATGAAAACACCATCGCTTCCGGAAACGGATTATCAAACTCGCTGCATCGAAGCCGAGCGAAAAGCACGGGATTTCGAAAACGCCTACTTCAAGGCCGAAGAGCGCTATTCCAACCTAATGGATGCCTATGTCAAGCTACAAGGCTACTACCTTGAATTGCTGGGCGCTGAAAAATCATCCCACAACAAAATCAAAGAGATCGACCCGTTTATTCTTGTCAAGATGGGCCGCGGAATGAATGTCGCACAATGTAAATAGACCAGCCATGAACAACATACAAATTTTCAATAACGAGAAGTTCGGGCGTGTACGTATCATCATGTCCGACGAAAACAAGCCAATGTTTCTTGCGAATGATGTAGCAAAATCGTTAGGATATATACGGACAGCAGATGCCATTTCAGCACATTGTAAAGGGGTCGCCGTTTTACCGACCCCTACCGATGGTGGGGTTCAAAAGGTGAAATACATCCCCGAATCCGATGTTTACCGCCTTGTCATGCGGTCGAAGCTCCCGCAGGCCGAGCAGTTTCAGGACTGGGTATGCGATGAGGTTCTCCCCTCTATTCGCAAGACTGGCGGATACATGTCAGCCAAAGAGACGGACACGCCCGAAATGATAATGGCACGCGCCGTGCTTGTCGCCAATGACACCATAGCCCGGCAGAAACAACAGCTGGAGCAGGCCCAAAAGCAGGTGGCGGCACTCGCGCCGAAAGCCGAGCTGATGGACAAGGTACTGGACACGGATCAGAAGATCGACGTCGGGCAGGCGGCAAAGATTTTGAATCTACCATTTGGCCGCAACACGCTCTTCCAGCGGCTCCGCGAGCGAGGGATATTCTTCTGCAATCGCAATGAGCCTAAACAAGAGTATATTAACCGGGGTTACTTCGAGTTGAAAGAGAAATTGATCGACCGAAACAACCACGAATCGTTCACGGTCATCAAGGTTCTCGTGACGCAGAAGGGATTGGATTTCCTCGCAAGGCAGTTTGAGGTGGTCCAAACCCCGAAGAAGATGGCAGCGATAAGATAAGCCCCTGTATACTTCCCCGATGCCGGCGCCTCGCAGAAATGCGGGGCGTTTTTTATGATTTTATCATCAAAACATTTGCATAATACGCAAAAGTGTATTATATTTGTAGTACAGCAAATGAATAAACGATATGAATGTCGAACTAACAGAAAAAGAATGGGATTTGATCGAATCTATACGCAATTATCACAAAGCCTACCCTAACGGGAAAGAAGAACAAGAGTGGTATATCGAGATGATCCTCCAAGAATTATTAGAACGTGATTAATAACCAGCCCTCGACCATTTTGGCCGAGGGCACAAAAAGACAAATATGGAAATCATTGTAAAACAAAATCGGGAGACAGTAAAACAGAAGATGTCGGACATTCTGCTGGATGTGTCTTGGGCTAAGATATCTGAAAAATATTTCGGTAAATCGCGGTCATGGCTCTACCATAAGATGGACGGCATTAACAACGGGAAACCGGACGACTTCGATGATGCAGAGAAAGAAATCCTGCGCAATGCCTTGCTTGACTTATCTTCAAGGATCAACAAATGCGCTAACAGTATTTGATATCTTCATTCATTGACGCAATCCCCGGCCAAAAGGTCGGGGATTCTTTGTGCTATTTTTTTGTTTTTCACTTCAAATTTCTTGGCAAATCACGATTCCATTCTTCACAAACTATATCTTATTCGTAAATCTCCCGCCAGCCAAGAATATTTTGGCTATTGATAGTTACGCCGGTTCCGCTGATGGCGTAAATATATCCTCCTGCATCGCCAGCCGAACGCCACGCAATCGTAATATGTTCACATCCATTAGAAGCCTTGTATTTTACCATGACATTCTCGTAAATCGGAGGTAACTCTTTTTTCGGGTCGTTCCAGCGCGTCAGCAGTTCGTGTTCGGCTTGTGCGCCAGCTATAAATCCCCACTCAGTGTTCTGGCAGTGGCATTTTTCGGCGTATTCTTTTGCTCTTTCCTCAATCGTTTTCATTTCTCGTTCAGTTTTTCCCAAAGTAAGAAATTTTTTACCACATTTCTTCTAAAGAGTTTGGTAATTCACGTGACTGTCGAAACCTTTGCCTTGAGCTTGTGACGATGCAAGTGGCAAACGACAGATGGTAATTTATTCTCCGTTAGGAATACAGATATTGGATGCTCCGGTCACGAAAGAGGCTATTATCAAATATGCCCTCATGAGTGACTATTACATTCAGCTTCCCTTCAATCAACTTCAGTACATTCAAATTCCGCAAGGTTCATACATACTGTACAAAGGCCGTAAGTTCGAGATAATGGCCCCGGTATATCCGGAGTTCGACAACAAGACCGGAGGATATAAATACACGCTCAAGTTCGAGGCGCAGCAGAACCATATGAAGCGTTTTGTATGCTTCTGGCTGGGCGGAGATAATCCCGAAGCGGTATTCCACAACACCACCGATCTCGAATCATTCGGCGCCCTGATCGTGGCCAACATGAACAAACATCTTGGCGTCGAAAATTGGAGCGTAGGAACCATCGACATCGAGAATCCCAAGGCGACAAAACTCGTGTCATTCAACGGAGACAAATGCTGGGGTATACTCAACACGATCGCCGAAACTTTCGAAGTCGAATGGTGGACCGAGGAAAACGGAGATTTAGTGTCGCTTAACTTCGGAAAGCTGGAAAGAGGCACACCCGAAGAATTCAAGCGTGGCGATGTCGTCAAGAGCATCCCCGCCAAGAAGGGCGACGACTCCAGCTATGGCACCCGGTTCTATGTATTCGGATCTACACGCAACCTTACCAGCGATTATGGTCAGGCTCCGCAGGGCGGGGAGACCAACCATGTTTCAGAAATACGACTCAGGCTTCCCAACGGCCAGAGATATATAGACGCCATCCCGAATCTCGACAAAAGTGCCATTGTCGAGCAGGTCGTTTTCTTCGACGACATCTACCCCAAGAACACGGAGACGATCACAAGCATTGAGACCGTTGATCGGGAGATCATCGAGGGGCAAACAGACAAGGCCTATGTCATGTACTGCAAGGACTCGCCGTTCCTGCCGTCCGACATGATCGAAGGCGAAACGCTGGGGGCCACGTTCACCAGCGGAAGTCTCATGGGGCGTAATTTTGAATTAAGTATAAATTACAAACCTGAAACATGGAAACCCGAAGACGGCTTTGACAAGAAATTTGAGATCATCGCCCAAGTTGAGACGTCGGGAGAAAGCCAACTCATAATCCCCAATGAAAGTCTTCATCCCGAACCGGGAGATACTTTCGTACTCACGGGTGTAAAACTTCCCCAGCAACGAATCGAAGAGGCCGAAGAGGAGCTTTTGAAGGCCGGAAAAGCATACGCCGCAAAGAACAGCAGCGACACGGATGTATATACCTGCGAGACCAACCCGGTATATTGCACGGTAAACAAAAAAAATTACGATGCCGGTCAGGCTGTGCTTCTTGTCGATCCTCGATTTGGGTTAAACGGACGTCTGTCCCGAATTCAGGGATACGAAAAAAAACTCTACAACGAATATATCGCCACGTACACAATCGGCGATAATACTCCTTACTCCCGCATCGGCAGCATCGAATCGGATGTCAAGGCTACTTTGTATTCGCAACGTATAGGCGTTACAGACTCCGGAGCGGCAATATATCTCATCACCCGGTACGACTCTACTGCGGCCGAAGATTACAACGCTTATTCGGCCAAACGCGCCTTGTGGCAGTTTGCAAACAAGCAATTCCCAGACACCTTTAAGGGCAAGATGACTTTTGAGGACGGGGCGCAGTTCGGCGATTTCGCAACAGGAATTACCGGCATCGGCGGACTTATCGACAAGAAAGGGAATGCCGAAATGCAAAGCCTCAAGCTACGGGGATTCCTTGAGGTTCCTGAACTGAGGTACAATCGGGTCGATATTACAATGGGCGACACATGGTTTGCTCCAAGCGCCGGGATCATCGAGAGCGTCGATACCGAAGCCAAGACCATCACGCTCAAACTCGAAGAAGGCGAAATAGGCAGTCCGCGGGTCGGTGATATTTGCATGGGTATCTTCCACAGCTCCGAATCCTCGGATAATGCAACGGAAGACTACGATGACAGCAAAGGCAACAGACGCTTTGCCGGCTTCGCAACGTGCTATTTCCGCATTACCGAAGAGTTGGACACCACGACCTACAAGACGTTCAAATACCAACTTCGGCCCGTCTCTGCGGCTTACCCGAAGCAATACCACCCTGCTCCCTCGATGACATTTGTCGGGTATGGCTCCTTCTCGAATGAAGCCCGGCAGACATCGCGCTACGAAACAAGGACATACCAGCGTTATCTGAAGGGGGTATCCGACTGGGAATTCATATCGTCCAACATCGCAGCTCAGTACGGCGACCTGTCCAATCTGTCCGTATTCGGGATAGATATGAAAGGCTATTCGGCCTACCTCAATAACATCTACATGTCGGGCGTCATCCATCAATTTACGCCCGGCGGGGAGGAAATACCGACAATCAACGACCGAGGAAAGTGGCTCGCGTCGGAGACATACAATAAAAACGACGAGGTATATCACAATAACGCCAAGTGGCGCTGTCTTGTCGATGGGACAAAATCAGAGCCATCTACATCATCGGAAGCGTGGGTCCTTCTTATGCAGGTCCCACTGTCTTCTGTAGTTCCTGTTTACAAGCAGCAAAATGAAAAACCGGCACTTCCGACCGGCAGCACTGTTCCTCCTGACGGGTGGAGTCTCGAATATCCCGAAGGCGGCGATTCAGGTGCATCTACCGACGTAACCAACATTATAATTGATGCGGATAATGAAGGGGATGTTACCCAAGATGGTGTGTTCTATAAACTTGCTGGAAAAGGTAATAATTCGACGGTGTCGTGCAAAATACAATTCGATGCTCTCAGCGCTGGTGCGACATTGGTATTGGACATAACCGCTTATTCAGAGGAAGGGTATGACAAATTAGCGGTCGGGAAAATAAATGTTCAGAATGTCAATACGGCAGACTCCGACACCTACGAAGCTGAAGTATCAGGGAACGGCGTATCTACTACCGTCGTCGTCACAGCACCAAGCGCAGGACGTCATTTCGTTAATGTAGTATATTCGAAAGACTCGTCCGGTGATGCCAATGGCGACTATGGCTTATTTCGTATTGCGTATAATACGTCCAAGACTATTCCGTTGTGGGTGTCTTTCGGATCGGTGATTGATGGCGTTGTTCAATCATGGTCTGATCCGGCGCGAATAAGCGGTACCGACGGCCGACCCGGAACCGACGGAAGGCCGGGCGTGGACGGAACAGACTATGAATGGATATTTACCCGCACGACTTCGGAAACAGCACCCGCTACGCCGACATCTCAAGATGAAGATGACTATTTGCCAGATGGCTGGACTGACGATGCCGAAGGGCCGGACAATACTCATCCTTTCGAATGGACTTGCAAGCGCTCGAAAGTCAACGGGCACTGGGGTGATTTCTCAACGCCCTCACTATGGGCAAAATACTCCTTCAACGGAGAAGACGGCATAGATGGTGAAGGCGTAGAGTACATTTTCACCCGTACCAAAACCGACGATCCCAGCGATATCCCGGATGTTCCCCGCGTCGCAGAATACGACAACCCGCCTGCGCCGTGGACGGATGATCCTATGGGCGTAGACGACATTTACCAATATGAATGGGTGTCCAAGCGCATCAAGGTAAATGGAGAGTGGAGCGCTTTCTCTACACCTGCATTGTGGGCCAAATACTCTTTCGACGGAACCGACGGAAGGCCGGGTGATTGGACATCATATGTATTCAAGAAGAGCATTGATAAACCCGGCACCCCTATTTCTACAAAGCCAATTCCTGATGGCTGGGAAGACGCTCCTTCCGGAGACGGCATTTGGTGGATGTCGAAAGCTACAATAAACGGGAGCACGGGACAGGCAAGCGCCCTGACATGGTCCGATCCGATTAAAGTTACAGGCGAAGATGGCCAGCCCGGACCATATACCGACTTCAAATACGCATCGAGCAGTGACGATAGCATAGGCCCAGATATTGAATCAAACGTAAGAGAGCCGGACGGCTGGTATGACAATCCTCCGGCGCTTTCGTCCGGGGAATATCTATGGATGACCAAAGCGCAAGTAGATGCAAATGACGAGCTTGTGGAACCGTGGTCCGACCCGGTACGCATAAGCGGAGAACAAGGCAAGTCGGGAGACAAAGGAGACCCCGGATATCAGGGTTGCATTATCCGCCTAACGGAATGGGTTTCGGGTGTAGAATATCGCAACGACGCTGATTTAGAATCAGACGGTCTGCGCTACATCGACATAGTGACTGTATATGAGAATAACCAACAACTGAAATTCCAATGCCGTCAGACTCATACTTCATCGAACTCGAATAAACCATCCGGGGGAACCACATCGACATATTGGCAACAGCTCAACGACATGGTGCCCATATATACGCCTCTGCTGTTTGCCGAGAACGCCGTTATCAACTTCCTGCAAGGTATGGAGTTCGTAGTCCACAACTCCAAAACGGATATTTCCGAAAATACCATCATCGCAGGACTCGTAGGCGGCGACATCCCTCTGTTTGTCGGCAGCAACACACCGGACAACGCGCCTTTCCGAGTCGCTAAGGACGGTTCGTTTACAGCAACTAAGGCGAATATAACGGGTACAATAGAAGCTAAAGAAGGAAAAATAGGCGGATTTACTTTAAGAAGTCCCTCCAATCCTCTTATAGATGCGACATTAGAATGTCATACCTTTGATGATTCTCAACGCAATATTATCAATGGACAGTCGGGAGATTTCACCCAAAGACATACGTATGTATTACAATCCGGATTTATAACATCAAGAGGCTCTATTAATGGATCTATTGATGATAGAGTAGTTATGTCTCCAACAACGGAATACGGGGGTTGGCCACTTAGTAAAAACGGATCATACAATATTTCTGCATCAATATATGCCCAATCAACATCTTTATCAAGACCTTCATGGAGTAGCAATATAGCTTTAATGCTTGGAGCTGGTCCTATGCCATCAAGCGTTCCCCAATTGAATGATGGGAATTATGCCCTTTGTATGCCGATGGGAATAACTGCAGGCCTTAGACTGTATAATCGCAAAATATCTTCAAATGTAACCCTTGACGATATGGATTGTTTTGTGACGGTGGATAGCGATGGCGGGAAGCGCACTATCACACTCCCTTACAATCCACAAGACGGTCAACTTTATTATATCCGAAACATAGGAACCAAAGGCGTGCAACTGAACGGAAACGGGAAGCAGATTGCGATATATACTCAAGGAGCATGGGTTAACTCAGACTCATGGACTGACCGAGAATCCCGTAATCTGATCTACTGCACGAGTGTAGGATGCTGGGTGATGTTCAAATAGAGGGAGAGAAGTAGACGGCATAATGCAATTTTAACGACCAAAAATTATGAGGAAAATTAACTTACAACGGCTTGAGATTTTTGCAGATATGCAAAAGAAAATATGCACTGTTCACGATGTGCGCGAGCAGCTTGCAAATCTCATATATGCAAATGCCTATGGTTTTGTCGGCCATGTACTCGCTCATAAAGTATATGAATCGGAAGGTGAAATAGAACTTACCGAGGCAGAAGCTCGCGAATTGGGGCGTCTTGTCGCAACATTAGGATCTGCACCTCTTATCGATGCTGTATTGAGCAAACTTGACCTGAAGATCGAGGACGTAATATCTCCCGCGGACTACAAATAAAAAAACAGCAAGTGAAGCGTATTCGTATAGGTAAAGACATCGAAATCCATTGGCCGATATTGACCAATGGCGAGCAAGTCACACTTGAAGGCCGCGATCTGCATCTGGTCCTTCATCTTCCCTCCTGCATGGAAACCCCTTTGCATTTCGAACCTCAGGGGAACATTGCCGTATTCACTATTTCAGGCAATATGCAAAAGCAGCTGGGCGCATACCGGCTTACCATGTGGGAAAATAAAGATAAGAGCGGACAAACAGCCGTCGATTATTGCGATGCGTTTGAGTTGGTGCCTACTACATGTATGGAGGGCGGCAACGACAACAATCTGACCACGGAAACTGTCAATCTGGATTCTTCGGACTTGATCGTAGGCCTCCCCGGACCAAGTGCCTATGATCTTTACAAGAAGCACAATCCCGATGCAGAAATATCCGAGGAAGAGTATGCAAATGCTCCCATAGATGCCGCCGATGCCGCCAATGAAGCCGCAAAAGCTGCCAATGAAGCCGTAGATAAGATCGGGGATATTAATGAAGCCCTTGCCGGCAAGGTAGACAAAGAAGAAGGGAAGGGTCTGTCCTCAAACGACTATACGGACGACGATAAGGAGAAGCTGGACGGACTTTCGAATTACGACGACACGGAAGTACGAGCGCAATTATCTGAAAAGGCGTCGAAAGAGGAAGTAGCCGACGCAGCTGAAAAAACACTTTCCGATGCCAACTACCACACCGATGAACGCATAGAAGAGACAAAATCAGAGATTGCAACAGGACTTCTTGAGTTCGGGAAAGAAGTGGAAGAGGCAATATCCGACGGCGACGCGACTACTCTTCAATCAGCACAAAAATACACGGATGATGCCATTGACGCCATCCCCACGCCAGATGTCAGCGGGCAGATAGAGCAGCATAACACCTCGCCTACCGCCCATCCCGATATCAGGGAGATTCTGAACACCTGCGTCGGTCTTCCGGAGTTCAACAGCAAAACCTACGAGCTTACCTTCACAACGATTGCGGGCGCTAAATTGATCGTTGACCTTCCCATTGAGCAGATGGGACTTGAGTATAACGAAGAAACAAGAGCCATTGAGTTCATAAATGCCGATGGATCTATTTCGTCGATCCCCGTTTCGGACTTCGTGAAAGTATACGTCGGGTCCATTGGTCCGGAAATACAGATTGCTGTGGATGGTTCCGAGATTCGGGCTACGCTCCTCAATAATACCGTATCGTGGGATAAACTTACGCTGACCTTGCAGGAAGTAATTGAAGGGAAAGCCGACCGCACGGAGATTCCTACGAAAGTATCCGAACTGGAGAATGACTCCGAGTTCGTTACTGCCAAAGAAATTGATCCAGAGTTGAGAAAAACCTCATTTGAGGTAGTAGCCCATTCGGACTGCACGCTGGAGGAGCGCGTCGCGCAGCTCGAATCGCTGCTTGTAAGGATGCTTTCGGGCGATGTCCTGATCCCGGAACTGCAGGTCAAGAAATTGGGCGTCTGGGGCGGCAACAACATCGTCGTTACGGGCGAGGGCGCTCCGTCGAAGGCTCCCGACCGGGCCGGACAGTTCTACATCGACACCAAGAACAATGCGGTCTATCACTCCGTAGGGAATAATGCCGTTTCGGACTGGAAAAACAACTAAAAACGAATCGTTATGTCTCAGGTAAACAAATACGCGAACAGAGCCGCTTATGAAGCGGATAACTCCCGATTGAAAACCCAGTCGGCGGTGTCATACGTTGAAGACGACGGCGAACTGATCTACGACGGGGTGAATGTCGTTGTCGGCCGGGATGCCGCGGATGCCGGCGATCTGGCGGTCTTCGACAAGACGGACAGTACGCTGAAGTTCGTCAAGGGTGCGACACTGCTTTACGACCAGCTGCCGCCGGAACTCGTTCCGATGGCCGTGGCCTACGGCCGCCGGGGCGACAAGGTGCGCATCGTTGCCCTGCGCCATCTGGATTTTTACAAGTGGGCAGTGGCGTATGAAGTGAAGCTTTCGGGCTTCGATCTCTCTTCGGGCGGCAGTTTTACGCTACATATCTATATCTCGGATTTCGAGTTTACCTATCCCGCCGGAGCAACTCTCGCAAGTATCGCAGCGCAGATCAATGCGACCCCCGATATTATGAATACTTATTCATGGAAAGCCACGGCTTCGGATGAACTGAATGCTATTGTCATGGAGTGTAATGCGTGGTCCAGTATTGAAGGGCATAAAAAAATATCCGCCGCAGGCTGCACGCTAACCAAGCATGCGGAAGATGTCGATTACCAAAGTACAACCGTCTTTATTCAGCCCAATACACCAGCTCCTATACGCCGCAGAAATGGCGCAGGCTCACAACTGGCCGGATGCGACAACGAAGTGTTTCTGGAGTACTACAGAGAGAACGGCACGACAGGGACCAATATCCTGCCGGGCAGCTCGACGATCATCCGGGAAAGCGTTTTCACCGAGGCCGATAACCCGGCATTGGTTGCGGCCTATCCGACCTACCGGGACTATCTGTTTGGGGAGCACTTGGCCCAATATCCGTCGGCTTACGGGGCGTTCCTGCAGGAAGGCAAAAGCAATACGGCCATTCTCGCCCGGAAAACGCGAACCGACTTCTACGGCAAGACTGTTCCGTGTTATCCGGCGGCCGCCGCAGCTGCCGCCTATGGGATGCAGGTCGCGGGGATGACTACCGGGCTGGAAGCGGGTGCATGGTGGCTGCCGTCGGCCGAGGAGCTGTGGCTGATGGCCAAAGGTCTCTTATTCGCGCAGCCTTACGATCCGGTCAATCGGACATTGTCCGTGTCGGGGAAAGTGATCGCCAAAACGGACTACATGGCATCTTCTTCCGAATATCGTAATATATATTATTATAAAGTCAACAAGTACGGAAATGCAAGCTGGGTAATCGACAACCACCCGAAACCATCATCCTGCATTGTACGCCCCGTATCGGAAATTTAGAATAATGGAACCACAACAGCAAATCGACATCCTCGAATCGCGCCAGCTGGAGCTGCGGGCGATCATGACCCAGTCCGACGACCGGGCGATCAAATGTTTCAAGAAAGGTATCTCTTTCGAGCATACCTACCCGGAAGACTATGCGCAGTACGAAGCCGCCAACGCGGAATACAACAAGAACGAACAGACGCTTGCCCGGCTCAAAGCCAAGCGGGCCGAAGAGCGGGCCGCGGAAGAAGAACAGAGACTTAAAAACAGAGAATAAGGCAATTTTATCATGGACAAATTTCGGGAACTCTTTGGCTGTATCTTCGCCTCGATATTCGGCACAATCGCCCCGATACACGACATACTCATCGCCTGCATGCTGGTATTTGCCATTAATTTCGTGGCCGGAGTATCGGCGGGCGTATTTAAGCAACATGAAGGATTCGCCTTCAAAAAGGCTTTCAACTGCATTTTAGAAGGTATGGTTATATCCGGTCTCATCGCCTTTGTACTGATTATCGGAGATATGATCGATAACCACGAAGGAGCGATGTCAGCAATATCTATCATCGTATATGCTCTTATTTACTTTTACGGAGTCAATACACTGAAGAACCTGACGCGGATTTTCCCAAAGAGCAAGTTGTTCGACTTCCTGTATTATGTCCTGTCCTTCGAGGTTATTAAAAACCTCCCATATCTGGAGAATTATCGAAACCATAAAAATACAAAGCAATGAGCAGAGGATTACGCAATAACAATCCCGGTAATATCAGACTGTCCAAAATCAAATATTTGGGGGAAATTCCATCCACGGATAGCGCCTTCAAACAATTCAAGACAATGGCATGGGGGTACCGCGCCATGTTCGTATTACTCCACACCTACCAGCTGAAGCACGGATGCAATACGCTGCGTGATATGATAAGTCGCTACGCACCGCCCATTGAGAATCATACGGATAACTACATTAAAGCCGTAGCAGACTCTTCAGGAGTCTGGCCCGACGTAAAGATTACAACAACCAATAAGGATATCATGGTCCCGGTGGTAGCCGCAATGTCGCGCGTGGAAAACGGAGTCGCTGCTGTTATAGACGATGTCAATAAAGGTTGGGAACTATTTCAACAACACAAGCCATGAAGTGTGTTATCGTAACATTCGCTTGTATACTGGCAGGATGCTGTCCATGCAAGCATTTAGCAACAAGCACAAAGGATAGCATCAGCATCGAAACACGCATCCATAAAATATACATCAAGGATACGCTTCGATTTCAGATACCTCCATACAGCAAGCGCCAAGTAGTCAGAGATACTTCAAGTCATCTGGAGACGCCCTTAGCTGTTTCGGATGCATGGATAAACAACGACGGTTCGCTGGGCCACTCGCTGGAGAATAAGCCGCAGGATATTCCGGTGCCGTTTGAAAAAGAAGTGATTTATCGGGACAGCATTGTCTATAAAGACAGGACCGATACAAAAATTGTCGAAGTGGAACGCCGACTGACATGGTGGCAGCAGACAAAGATGCGCGGCTTTTGGGTCCTCCTTGGCGTCGTTGTATTCGTATTCCGTAAAAATATATTGACGATGGCGCGCCGGTTCATATGATGTAGAGCCTTGAGGGACGGGCATAAAAAAGTCCCCGACATTATAGCATACACCCCTGTATACATAAGTGTTTCCACCCCAATGCCGAGGACTATTCCTTCGTTTGGGGTGGAACTTTTTATACAGGGGTATAACAAATATACAATAATTATCGGGGAAACGTATGCGTAAATCAGAGCTTTTTGCAGAAATACTCGAATGCGTTGCATTTGAGACCGAAATAACCAAAGAACAAATCCTTTCGAAGGATAAATATCAAGATGTGGTTGATGCCCGCTATATGCTGGTGCACTTCTGCCACGAGAAAGGGATGTATATTACAGACATAGCGCGCATGATGCGCTTCTCGCGCCGTGCCGTCGAAAAGATGATCTCGAAATTCGACGAGCGGAAGCGGTACAGTCATCCCATATTCGAAATTCAGTGCGAACTAATTGCGAAAAGACTGCCTACGATCTCCGTCCCATCTAATTGATATGCCTGCCGCCTTCGGCCACCTTTGCATTGTTGCAACAGGTGAACGCCCGGCCTTAACGGGGGCGGCAATCATTCAATAATCTTTTAAAATGGGTTCGGATAAAACTTATATTTTCGATGGAGGCGGCACGGGTGGCGGCCTTGACATCGCAGCTCTCGTCTCGTCCATGATGAGCAACAAGGGCATGGACCCCAACCTCGTAGCGGCACTCATGAACGGTAACAACAACCGCGGTTCGTGGGGCGGCGACGGGTGCTGGTGGATCTGGATCATCCTGCTCTTCTTCTGCTGGGGCGGTAACGGCTTCGGATTCGGAGGCAACGGCGCGAACGGTCTGCCTGCGCAGCTCAACGGTGACGCCGGACGTGAACTTCTCATGAACGCAATTCAAGGAAACGGCACGGCGATCACTCAGCTGGCATCGTCGCTCAACTGCTCGACGCAGCAGATTCAGTCTACGCTGTGCAACATCCAAAGCACGCTGGGGATGTCGAGCCAGCAAATCATCAATGCCGTGCAGTCTATGGGTTGTCAGATCGGCAATCAAATCGCCGCGTGTTGCTGTGATATGAAGCAGGCCATTAATGGCGTCAATGTGGGCATGGAGCGCGGATTCAGTAGCGTTGCCTATGAAACACAACGTCAGACCTGTGATTTACAAAACACAATTCGCGAAACTTCTCAAAGCGGGACTACAGCGATAATTTCCAAACTGGATCAAATGCAGGCAGCTGCATTGCAGGATAAAATTGATGCCCTGCGCGAGAAGAACAGCACTCTGACTACGCAGCTCAACCTCGAACACCAAAACGCCTACATGGCCGGTGTTGTAGGACAGGCTGTAGCCCCCGTGAACGCCGCTGTAGCGGCTTTGCAGAATGACGTGAATAACATCAAGTGCAAGCTGCCCGAAACGGCTACTGTGCCCTATTCGCCTATTGTCGGTGTGCCTACGTGTATTGCCGCACAATATGGTCTCGGATATGGTGCAGGGTTTGGCTTTGGGGGGAACGGCGGATTTTGGGGATAATGCTATTATTCGCCGATAGGTGAAATGTTCTTTGACTTACTGATAAGGGGCTTCCCAATCCGAAAGCCAGCGCCAATGAAATCCTTTCAATGTGCGAGTTGGCTTTCGAATACATTCATATATTCCTCCGATGTGAAATCCGTGTAACTGATGGGCTTCGGATGCTGTTTTATATTTTGCAACCAATATTCCATTTTTAATTTGAACAATTGGCTTTCTGTTTCTCTTGTTGGGTATTCTTCGTGCTTTTGCTGCACACTCTCTTGTGACAGGGTTAAGCATGTTCATTGAACGAGTGCACCAACGAAGATTATGTGCCACATTGTTCGTGCGGTTCCCATCTATATGGTCTACATATGCATAGTTATTAGGATTGGGGATGAACGCTTTAGCAACAAGCCTATGGACTAATTCAGTCTTATCGACTCCGTGTAGGGATGTAAGTCTAACTCTCAAATATCCTCCCCTATTTGGGCGAGGAGTTAATATGCGAGGTTTAGTCATCCAACTATTGTTATTACCTCCGCTCACGCGATGGGATAGCGATGAAACTCTACCGTAATCAGATACCGCGAAATAGCCGAGCGTACCATCAATAATACGCCATTCTTCTCCTTCGAGAGCAATTCTCTCTATAAATTCCCGATTTGTCATTGCCAAACAATTTAGTGGTGCCAAACGAGAAAAAGAGGGAAGGACGTTTGGCAAGCCCTTATCAGTTGGTCATGACTCCAACCTATCCCGATGTAAAATTAGTTATAATAACTTAAATTACAAAAATATGGCAGTATTCCCATTTCAGTATGTTAACCGCAGGGGCATACCGGTACTAAAAACTACGGGCGTGACAGTGGAGACCACGGGTGTTGTGTTTTCCTTTCCCAACCACGCATTTGCAAATTCGTGGTACCGAGGACTCGTGCTGGTTGAGTTGGTACAGGAAGTCCCTGCCGGCACAACGGGAACGCTTCCCGTGCTGTTTGAAACCAACGGGCAAAATAAGAATCTGACGACGTACAACGGAGCAAATGTCACAGTATCGGATATTCCGGGTTCAGGGGTATACCAGATATGGTATGACAAGCAGACCGATACTTTGCAATTGATGACCGGTGCCGTCTGAATTAAAAAAACAATTAACAGAAAGAACGGGAGAAGGTAACTCCTTCTCCCTGACTTTCACAAATCATTAACCAAGATGTTTCAGAACTTGAAAAAAGGCTCCTTAGTCTACGTCTTCGACAATCGCGAGCAGCCAAAGTTTTATACAGCGAATGTAAAAGATGTGTCGGCCCCGTACATTCCGCCCCAGAAACCGGGGCAGTTCTCGCCGATGCAGCAGTTCATCAATATCTCGATAGAGGGCAACGAGCCGTGGGGCGTCCCCATGCTGGCGGACATCGTTTCGAAAGACGGACTCACCGTAGCGACAACACGCGACGGGCTGAAGCCTACAATTATGGAGGCGCAGCAGATGAGCCGAGACATCGTAGAATCCTACGAAAAGCACAAAGCCAATCTGGAGATTTACGACTCGATCCTGATGCAGCTCGACCCCGAAGCTGCGCGCACGAAAGAACTTGAGTCCGAAAATCGGGAATTACGCAGGATGATAGCTGATATGAACGAGCGCATAAGCAAAATACCGACGGCGGAAGAACTGAGGAGCCTTGTCAAGACTGAAGCACCTGCAAAAACTAAGTAACT